GAAGCAAAAGAAGAACTCCTACACACGATGTGGGAGCACGGGATGCACATCATCCCCTGCGGTTCACCCAGCGAGGTGGTGCCACAATACTTCAGACAACGTCATCCGTTTGATACCGAGGAAGATCTCAAGGCCAAGTGGGCCAAGACACCACGAGTCAAATGGCAGCACTATCAAAAGATTCAGCCGTCACAGGATGAGATCACCCAGTGGCATGCTCAGTATCCCACCGCTAACTGGGCTGCAATCACCGGCATATCCTTCGCCGTGGTCGATGCAGACTCAGACGATGCTGTGAACTGGATCGATGCAGGTGGCATCACGCGAACACCACTAACACAAACCTCACCCAAAGGCGGGAAGCACTACTTCTATTCTATCGGTGGTGCCAACTCACTGATCCGCAACAGCGTAGGCCAGAACAAACTGGATGTCCGGGGCGATGGTGGGTACATCATGGTGTCACCCAGCGTGGGATACCACATGAAGTGCGATCAGTCATACGGTGTGTCTGGTCTGGATGACCTGCCACTGCTAGGCGAAGCCGACATACAACAAGTGCATGTGTTCAACACTGGCAGCAAAGTCGAAAGCATACGCGAGAAGCTGACAGAAGAACCCAAAGAACAAGGCAGTCGCAACGACACACTAGCGCGCTTGGTCGGCAAGTGGGTCAAAGAAGGCTGGGGTATGCGCGAGGTGTTGATCAAAGCACAAGACTGGAATCAATCCTGTGTGCCGCCGATGGACTTGATCGAAGTCACCCGCACCACCATCAGCATAGTCAACGGGCACATCAAACGACACCCCGATGATGTCGATTCAGGCATCATGGCATGGCAGACATCGAAGTGGCAGACAGAGATCAACGAAGATCTCAAAGAGATACAGTCACAAGAAGACCCGCTTGATGAGCTCAAGCGCGATGGAGATGAAGAGGCACAGTCAGGGCCGCTAGGACTGCAGCCGTTCAGTGCAGACACATGGTCTGATATGACCGACGATGGCATCGAACAGTTCTGGGGTGATGCATTCATCTTCCAGAAGAGCCGAGTGCTGCTCCTAGGTAAGCCAAAGATAGGTAAGTCCAACTGGCTTGGCGCCTTCGCAGCAGGGGCGACCACTGGCACAGACTTCATGGGCGAAGAGTTCAGCAAACCATTGAAGGTGATGTGGTTTCAAGCAGAGATCATCGCAGAGTTCTTGAAGCGCAGGATCGACACTTACTTCAGGCGCTTTGAGTTTGACCAAGATCTGATATCAATGGGGCACAACAACTTGATCATCAGCGGCAGGCTGCGCAAGAACCTGATGAAAGACCAAGACATACAAGCGTTCTCAGATGAGATAGCGTTTCACAAGCCCGACATCGTGCTGATAGACCCGATCATCAACTTCTTTGATGGCGAGGAGAACTCCAACACAGAGATACGCAAACTCCTTGATCGTGTTGATATGCTCATTGAAATGCACGGTATCAGCGTGATCATCGCTCACCATACAGGCAAAGAACGGGCAGATGATAAGTCGTTCATGTCTGCACGAGGCGGTAGCGTGTTCGCCGGTTGGTTCGATAGCGGTATCAAGCTTAGCGGCGAGAAGCCCGATGTGTCTGTCTTCTACGAAGCGCGTAACGCCATGGAACCCAAAGAACATCTGGCCAGTTTCGACTTCAATGATGGCCTGTGGAAAGTCAACGACTTCACACCGCGCAACGTCAAGCCTCAACTCAGTGAGGAGGATGAGGTCAAGATAGCCAGTGTGATCGTCAATGCCATGAGCAGCACAAAGTTTTACATGCGCAAAGAGCTTGAGGTGTTAGCAAGAGAAGCCCTCAGTGAAGCTGGCATGAACAGTGGTGAAAGAGCAGCGATGAAGGCGGTGTCGTATGTGCAGAAGTACAAAGGCGCAGTAGTCAAAACGTATGCCAAGCCAGGCATGGCGGTGTGGCACTATTTGGAATCGAATGAAATGACAAAGCCTTGGGAGTGATATGAGTAAACTCACGGTTATCAGCCTAGGCGCAGGTGTACAGTCAAGCGTGATGGCCTTGATGGCAGCGAAGGGTGAGATCACACCCATGCCTGATTACGCGATCTTTGCAGACACACAAGCGGAACCTGATCACATATACGAATGGCTTGACTGGCTAGAGAGCCAGCTGCCGTTCCCCGTGCTGCGCGTCACGCGAGGCAGTCTGTTTAAAGATGTCATGAACCCAGAAGATCGAAGCGCATCACCGCCGTTCTTCACCGCATCACCAAGTGGGGTGGGCGAGGGTATCTTGATGCGTCAATGTACCCGCGACTACAAGGTCACACCGATCCAAAGAAAGCTACGCGAACTGGCAGGCTACAAGCCTCGCCAACGTATCCCGGCAGACACAGTCGAACAGTGGATAGGCATCAGCACCGACGAGATACAGCGAATGAAAGATGCGCCAGAGAAATGGTGCAACAACCGATGGCCTTTGATCGAAACACGCATGTCACGGTGGCATTGCCTGCGCTGGATGCGTGACAACGGCTACAACGAACTGCCGCGCAAAAGCGCATGCACGTTCTGCCCCTATCATGACAACGCAACATGGCGTGAGATGAAAGCCAATGACCCCAAGTCATGGGAGCAAGCCGTGGCTGTGGACAAACACATACGCGATGACTTTCGTGGCACAACAAGCAAGATCTACATACACCGATCACTTGTGCCGCTTGATGAGGCAGACTTGGCTGACCCAGCAGCGGATCAGATTGTGATGGATTTTGGTGACGAGTGCGACGGGATGTGTGGTGTCTGATGTGGATTGTACCCAAGAACTACCAACCGTCCTCAGTCTCTGTACTGGATACGGTGGCATCGAGCGAGGACTTGAGCTTGCCGGGTTTGAACATCGAACAGTCGCTCATGTGGAGATCGAAGCCTTCGCCGCTGCGAACTTGGTTGCAAAGATGGAAGCGGGACAACTGGTTCCGGCACCTGTGTGGTCGGATCTTAAAACCCTGCCAGCACACTGCTTTCGAGACAGAGTTGATGTGCTCACTGGCGGTTATCCCTGCCAGCCGTTCAGCGCCGCTGGGCTGCGCAAAGGCGCCGAAGACCCCAGACACCTATGGCCATACATCTACGACCACATACGAACAATTAGACCTGTTCGCTGCTTCTTCGAGAACGTCGAAGGACACATCAGCCTTGGACTGCGAGAGGTCATTGCAGACTTGGAAAGCCTTGGTTATGCAACGACGTGGGGAGTATTCAGCGCGTCTGAAGTTGGCGCACCTCATCAGAGAAAGCGGGTCTACATTCTGGCCTACGCCAGTGGCGCAGGACGACAACAAGTCACCAGAGGCTCACATGAGGATGAAGCAGCGCATGAAGGGCGGGCCTCGATACAAAGCCACATCGCTGCAGGTGATGGTGAAGGGCGTGGAGCGGGGGCTATGGCCTACGCCAACAGCGCAAGACAACAACCAAGTGAGCGGCAACCCAGATCACCCGAAGCGCGGCACAACACTGGGCGGGGCAGCAAGGCAATGGCCGACGCCGAAAGCGGGCCAAGGCGGGATGTCAGCGAAGACATCAGGGCGAGCAACCGACAAATCAACCAATCTGTCAACTCAGGTAGCGCTAGCAGAAGGTTTGATCAACCCAGAAACGGGCAGGCTATGGCCGACGCCACAAGCCAGGGATCACAAGGGCGGTTACCAGGGGGGCAGAATCAGGAACGGCAAGGTCAGCAAGGACACGCTGGACGTGGCAGTGCAGCACACAGACAACCAGAGCCAATCAGCTGGGCAACTGAACCCGACGTGGGTCGAGTGGTTAATGGGGCTGCCTTTAGGGTGGACAGACTTAGGCTCTTGGGGAACGGAGTAGTGCCAGATACCGCAGCCAAAGCGTGGATTGTGTTGAATGACCAACTTGCCAAAGAAAATCATGGGTGAATCGCAGGCACAAAAAAGCCCCGCAAGACGTACAAAAGGATAAAGACGCCAAGCGGGGCAAACACTTTGTTAAGGAGACATCGTGTTGAGCGAAAGATACGGCAGAGAAAAAGGAATGTAAAGTAGTTGTGGGCAACGAAAGGAGAAAGATGGAGATTGCAGATAATAAAGACTGGCGCATCAAATGCGTGTCGTGTGATGGAGAATACAAAACAAATGACCTGCCAAGAGGATGCAAAATGTGCGGCAAAGAAGTGCTCATGGTGTGGGACATAAGGAGCAAAAAGAAGAAACAAACGACCACAGAGAACAAAAGAATCGGCAGGTACAGAGGCTTCTCTGATGTCGCAATGATGACGAAAATTAAATGAACTTAGGGCGCAAAGTTAAAGTAGTTTCGAGGTTCGCGGAACAGCCGTTTTACCCAAAAGAGGTAGGTGCAAGGGGGTGTTTTCATTTTGCACCTACCCCTGTGGATAAGTGTGCTAAGTCATTGATTTATAAGGAAGTCGAGGTAGGTGCACGAGGTGCAGCGTGCAGTGCCGTGCACCTTGCACCTACCCCTACCTAAGTCATTGATTTTAAAGGGCACTGCAAGGTGCACGAGGTGCACTTCTAAAGAAGGGGAGAGAGATATACATATCTCCCCTACGGGATACACCCTTACTCCCTTCTTAGAATAGGGGGGAAGAAAAGAAAAAAATTTTTTTGTAGGATGACAAGCAAGGGCACATAGAAGAGATTTCAGAAGGCGTATAGAAGAGATTTTAGTATGGCAAAAAATCAAGCAGTCGATATGTTGAACAATCCAAAGCGAAGCCTGCCTGAGAGGCACAAGGAGAAGCCGTTCACGAAGAAGCAGCAGGCGTTCATTCAGCACTATGTGTATCACGATCTGACTAACACCGAAGCTGCGCATCGAGCAGGCTACTCAAACCCAAGACAGATTGCGTATGTGCTTTTGCATGATCCCAGATACATGAACCTGCAGATGAAAATTCGTGAACTCCAAGAAGCTCAGCAGAAGAAGTATGAGATTACGTTTGAGAAGGTTGCGCGTGACTTGCAGATGATCAGAGACAGAGCAGTTGAAGATGGATCGTATGGTGCAGCCGTCACAGCAGAGTTGGGCAGAGCAAAACTTGCGGGCCTGATGGTTGAGAAGAAAGAGATCAAGCACGGGCGAATCGATCAGATGGATCGATCAGAAGTTGAGGCCAGGTTGAATGCTCTGCTCGATAAAAATCAGCTGATGCCCAGCTTGCGCGCTGCAGTGGTGGATGACAGCGTGATGGATGTTGAGGATGTGCCTGATGATGATGTCGATGATCTTGAAGATGCACAGTTCGAGGATGCAGAGTTCGAGGAACAGGAAGATGAGGAGCCCGCAGCGGGGCCCCTCGATGGCGAGGATGAGGAGGATGATTATGATGGTGAGGATGAGGAAGACGAAGAAGATGAGGAGGGCGAATGGTAACGAACCAACGCAATCGGTGGCCTGAAACCTTTGCCTCTACGCCTCAGTTGAGTGATACGCCTCGGTTTGTCAATGCGCCTCACCGCTCGAAAGGCTTTGCTTCGATGAGCCTGACAGCAGTACTTGGCTGAAGATTGCGTGCTCATGAACTTCACACCACACCACAAGCATGTGAACTCACGCTCAACTTTGTGTTGGTGCATCGTGGATGAGTTGGCTCTCATGCCCCCACGAGTTTCTTTCTCGTAGGGATCTGTTGATGAGATGAGGTCGTCCATGATCAAGACTCCATCACGATTGATTTGCCAATGGTCTGAGGCAGTCGGGTTGTGCGCAAAGCAAACTCTTTGTTCCCAGACAACGTGATGCGCTCCGCTTGGGCACGGCTCATGGCCGTGACCTTCACTTCGTGCTTGATCACTTCAAGGTAGCGGATGGTGTACTCAGTCGAAACACCGCGAGGGTCTTCGTAACACTCGCTGTAGCACAACGGGCAGCACTTACGCATCAACGTGTACTCCTTGCGAGGCTCGGTATGAACGGACGCAAGCATGTGCTCAGCAGTCATCGTGCCGCACTCGTCACATGCGAAGAAGATGTCTTCGTCTGAATCCAACTCTTCGACCTCGTCATCGCATCCAATGCACATCGCGGTGGTTCCGTTAAACACCATGCTACGTTCATGGGTGTACTCACCACAGCGGTCACAGGAAATCTTTCCGTCGATTGAACTCATGATGCAGTCCTCCAATATTTGTAGGCTTCTGATTCGGGGATCGTGTTGAGCCATATCCAATCTTTGGCGTTCTTGTCGTTGCGCTGTAGGACAAAGTGAGCCTTGTATTTCTCTAAGATCTCATCAGTGGGCTTGTCTCTGCCAAGGTGCAAGATGTCGTTGCTCTTGGGGTCATAGACCGCGACTTTCTTTTTCAACGTCTTGCGCATTTCTTTTAGCGTTAGTTGTTCGTTGATCAGATCCGTGATCAGCCAATCGATTAGTTCGTCACTCTTTCCATCACCGAATGAATCTATCGCCCATTGCAGGTCTTCGCCTAACTCAATCTTCTTGAGCGTGTATTGCTTGGCCTCTTCACGGGCGATTGCCATGGATTCTTCAAAAGCTTCTTTGCCTTTGCCGAAATCAGATGGTGAGTAGAAGTTCGGGCCACCGTTGCCACCGTTGGAGGCAGAGAACATGCGCTTGCCGTTGATGTAGATAGATGCTCGGAAGCAGTGTGTCTCTTCAGAGAAGGTCACGTTGTGACTGAGGTTCTTGAGTTCTATGGCAGAGCGTGGCCCCATCGCCGCAAGCGTAGGGTCAAGGTCTTTGGGTTGGAATGGGTTGTTGTTGCGTGGTGCCATGATTACTTAGCCTCCTGTTCGCGTTCAGCGAGCCTGCGATCTACAGCTTCATCAATCATCTCTTTCCACCAATCACTCTCGTGAATGATGTCGATCTCGTGGGTAATCATTTCTCTCACTGCTTGAGTCAGTGAGTTTTCTGTTGCTGGCCATTCTTTAAATTGCATTTGCTTACTCCTTTTGTTTGCTATGCGCGTTCGATAATAATGCTTTGGTGTTCTATGTCAATAGAAAATTATGAGTGCCGACAAAAAGTGTCCAAATCGTGGGGATTTGTGGAGGTTAGTTGCACCCCACCCCTCCCACAAGGGGTCTAGCGTTTGATTTGAGGGGTTTTCCCGCCCGCCTAGGGGTTTGCGTAGGCTTGCGGCCTTGCGGCCTTGTACGGGGCCGTGCGTGCGCCTGAGAGCTTGCGGCCTTTTGCGATTTTTTTAGGCATGCTTGCGGGCTTGCGGGCTTGCGGCCTTGATCGAATATATATACTTGCGGCTTTGCGGCTTTGGGCGATCCGCGGATCACGGCGACGGGCCCGAAGGCCTGGGGGATTACTCCCCCCTCCTCCTTAACATATTTCTTCTCTCCAGCAATCCAGCAATTCCTTGATGGATGACTCGACATCGTC